ATATTTCATGTGTGAAATATGATATGATAAAAATTTGGGGGTGCTTTGCAAAATTCCATTTGCTTACAAGACAGGGAATCCTAAGGCTCCTCCGCTAATACGGACAATGTTATTGTTCACAGCCGTAACGACAAACTCGAATGTCTGCGCCTGGCAGTAGCGTACATTGTTCACCGAAGACTGATTCTCCAATATCGCAATATCGCCCGCGGATGGTCCGGAAATGTTGGAAGGAACCGACGTAGAGCACGAGGAAGTGTACTGCACACCAGCGTTTGCGGTGGACTCACCAGTGATGTTGTTGCAGTTCGGCTCAAGAGCCGCCTCAACAGCTGCCTGGGATGGGTTGACGTACAGAGAAACGTTGGTCAACTTACCGTAGTTGGTAGAACCCATCGGATCAAGGTTGAAGAAGTCCAGCGAGTACGAGTACATGTGGTAACCCGTCTTATCCGGAATCGTCGGTGCCTTGTAGTACGGCTCCACAAGAGAGTAGAAGTCCGAACCCATGTTGGCGAGACGATAGGTGTTTTCGTACAGCAAGGAGGCCGCCGCGACCGGATCAAAAGATCTGGCGGTCGTGATAAGCGTACCACTCTTAGCACCACTCAGACACTGAAGCACTGGAAGAGCTGGGTGCGTGGTGTAGTTACCGTGCTCGCAAGGAAGAGTCTTGTTACGCACAGCGAAGAACAGGCACTTGATGGCATGCGAGAAACGGATGTCGTACTGCTCTGGTGTGTTAACATTGCGAGGGTTGAAACCGCAAGGAGGAGCTGTCTGCACCTGCTCGATAAGAATATCGCGAGGAGCACAGGCCATGCGCTTACGCTCGTCGTTAGACACAATAGCGTAGTTAGCCCACACAGAAACAGAGCCAAGCTGAGGCTCGGCGCCGTTACAGAAGCGCCAGTTAGGCTGCTGCACCGAAGCGTTGCTCGCAATACCGAACTGCAAGTTCACATTCGAGTTGGTACCAATACCCTGACCGGCAGGACGCTGAGCAATGTAAGGAACAACAGCGTTCCCATTGGCAGCAGAGGCATACTGAGCGGCAAGCTGGTTCAGACTGTTCGCGTTCAGGCATATCGACTGCATAGAGCCATATGCGACAGCTCCTGCAGCAGCGCCGGCAACGGTTCCCTGAGTGATCGCGCCATTGGCGTTGGCCGGTTCGTTGGCAACTGGAAGCTGGCAGCAATCGGCGATCAACAGCTCGTTCAGACGACGGAAAGTGAACTGAATGCGCATGTCGTTGTACGGAAGAGCGGCGGTTGGCAGAGCAACACCACTATCACGAGTGTAGAAGAATGGCAGAGGAATGTTAAGCACGGCGGCTGGGAGCGCATGTACATTACCAAGACCAGCAAGCTGACCGATGTTACCAATCATATTGTCATATCCGTTCTGCTTAGAAGCCGGGGTGGTGAAAGCAGCCCAGAAATCAAGGTGGTAGTTATCGAAACGAGCCGCGACAAGATCGTTAAATGTCAAGCAAGCCTCGCGGATAAGGGCGTGACCCAAGTTACGAGTCCAGCGGACAGCGCAGCAACCGATAAGGGTTGAGCCGTCAACCGGTGCATCCGAAGTAATGCACACTTCGGGAAGCTCGACACGAATCCAAGTCTGAAGCAAGTAATCACCGGCACGGGAAATCTGAACAGACCATTCAGATCCGAAAGCTGGGGACCCACTGCATTTACTCAAGACAACAGGAACCTGAGTGAACCAGGTGGACTTGCGAGTTTCGCGGACAAAGTAGGCTGTCGCAGCGCGACCACCATACATATATTTCTCTTGCTCGTCGTACGTAGCAAGATCGATGAAACCTGAGGTAAGATTAGAAGAACATAAAGATGCCATTGTGTTTATTACCAGCAAGAAAAAATTATAAATTTTTTTTTTCGAAATCGATCTATAGAATTTAAATTTTAATTCGCAAATGAATGAATTAAAACTTAAATAGGAAGAAGTTATTCAAAATGTCGAAGAATGAGGTCGATATATTGGAATTACATCGAAAAATTCTCGAAGATTTTACGCATGATAATGACCAGTTACAAGAGTTTAAAAATAAATTGGCGGCACTAAACACAATCCTCGAGAATCCTCAACTTCTTCATAGTACTCGCGCGATGATAGCAAGCACACAAACACAATTCGCGAAAAAAATAGATGACATTGAATCAAATAGAACACAAAATTTTTACTTAATGGAAACAGCGGAGATAATTAATAATTATGAGAAAATATTAAGAAAACCTAAAAAAGTATCATTCATGGGAACAGTTGAAGAGCCAGATGAGGAGAAAATAAATTTAGTTAAACAATACCTGAACATCATAAAAAAATATAAGTCAAAGGGTATACCGGTGGTTATTACAGAAAAATCAGAAACAATTTGTGAAAATTGTCAAAAAACCGTCGACAAAATCGAAGTAGATGGATTTTCTGTATGCACTAATTGCGGTAAAGAGGTTCAGCTTGCTGCTTCCTCTTCGTCTTATAAAGATGTAGAACGTGTGAATGTCGGATCTAAATACACATACGACAAACGCATACATTTCAGAGACTGTATGAACCAATATCAAGGAAAGCAAAATAGCTCAATAGCACAAGTTGTATATGATGCATTAGAAAAACAGTTCGATTTACATGGACTACTGATTAAGTCTCGTAACCGAACTGAAAAATTTTCTAAAATCACAAAGAATCATGTGTTATTATTTTTAAGGGAAACCGGTTATAGTAAGCACTATGAAGATGCTGTATTAATACATTACACTCTAACTGGTAAGAAACCTCCTGACATTAGTCAACTAGAATCTAAAATTCTTTCGGATTTTGATCAACTAGTAGAAACATATGAGAAACTTTTCCAAGATAATTTTAACGGGGGTGGAATGAAACTAAATCGTAAAAATTTCATCAATAACCAGTACGTGCTGTATCAATTGTTAACACGATATAAATTCCCGTGTGACATATCCGAATTCAATATTCTTAAAACTGTCGAAAGAAAATCTTATCACGATGAAATATGTAGAAAGTTATTTTCACATCTTGGTTGGAATTTTGTATCAGTTTTCTAGATAGCTTAAAAAATGACATGTTTTTGAAAACATGTCATTTACGAAAGTTCAAATTATACATATGGTAGTAGAAGCTGTGATCATAGGAGCTGTATCTGTCTATTTGATAACCAAAATGAATAGATTAAACTCCAGAGTCGATAATCTGGAGAACGCTTTGGCTCAGGAAAGACAAAAAACGCAAATATTAGAAGCAGTCCTTCAGGAAATAGTGCGCTTTCAACCGGAAGAATGCAGAAAAAGAGTTAATTTACGTGTACAACAGATTAAGCAAAATGCACCGGAAAATCCAATCATTAATCAGCAGCAGCCACAGCAGCCACAGCAGCCACAGCAGCAGCAGCAGCAACCACAACCACCTATGGCAAATCCACTTGAGTCAATAATGTCAATGATGGCTCCTATGATGTCTAGCATGATTATTGGTGAACCAGATGAAGTAGAGATCACCGAAGAGGATGTTGAGCGCGAACCCGTACAGGACGAAGAGTTGGCACAAGAATTGTCGGAATTAAAGGTGAATACAAATGAAGTTTCTAATGAAGAGGTTAATGATAATTCCGAGACTGACAATTCAACAGATGAAGTAGAGAAAGAACAATCTGCTGAAACCGAGGACGACTCGGATTTATTAGAACAAGATGAAGATGAAACCCCTAAAGGTGTTATTGACGCTTAAAAAATGCAAATAATAAATTAAATGTCGTGGGCATCATTAGTCACTGAAGAGGTAGATATTGAAAATATACCTGATAAAATTACAGAATGTACTGAACCAGAAGTTGAAATAAATTATACAATACCAAAGAAACGGTGGAGCAATCCACGATTTAGAACAAATATTTTAGACACCGAAATCAAACCAACACCGAATTTTGAAGAATGGAAAGATCATTATCTTCTTGAGCTAGATGATCTATTCATGTTACTTGACACCGAATTAAAATTAAAGGAATTTAAAATTAACACGTATAGTAGAATGATATTTGACCGGTTTTGCAGGATCATTTATAATAAGTCATCTAAATATATGTGACAAACTATAAATGTCAAGTGAAGACGAAGAAGAACCCGTATCAATCGAAACTAAACCACAGTGTTTGAGGCTTATAGAAGCCACAAGTAATTTTGGAATAATACTTGAAGAATATTGTGATGAAAAAAATTTACTAATCGCGGAATCATTACGATTTGACGATGTATATAATTTTCTCAACGAACTTCTTGGGAATTAGTTTTTCATAAAATATATGAAAAACTGTATGAATAAATGAGCACGGATTTAAATAAGAGTCATAGTTCAAACCTAGCATCGTATATAGGATTTGCTATAGTGATAACTATTTGGGTAGCCGGAATCACATATTATACGTCCACGAATAAAGATATTGTACAAAATAATCTTGCTTCAAAAGAGAGAATGGAATCCATACCACAAACATTATCGAGTTCTTTTGGAACTGATTGGCCGATGGTTTTAACACTTTTTGCGTTAGTGTTAATCATATTTTCAGTCCTAATTTACGTTATATCAAGACAGGGGATTACTCTGGTTCTTTCAGACGTTCACTATAACACCTATAAATGGATTGGAATTACATTAATTACCATATTAATGTTAATAGTGATAGCTGCGACTGTTTTAATAATTTTGAATATGACTAATAAACCACCGGATCAATCGGATCCCTACGGTATTGATGCTGATGATGCTGAACAACAATCGAAAAAGAATAGAGAGATCGTTCAAATAGTGGTAATAATTGCTGGTATAATAGCGTTATTACTACTGTTTGCTTGGTTTATCCATAGTCATAACAAACGCGTGGCCACACACAAAAAATTAACTTCTAATAAGAAATCCTCCAAAAAGTAATTTTTCATATTCTTTATATGAAAAATTTAAGCCTGCCATTTGGCTCTACACGAAACACACCTGGCCCACACACTTGTTGCTTCATCACCACTTCTTGTTTGTAGTGTAAACGAAATGGTCTTTTTACTTCCGCATT